CTAAAGTTTATATTTTGCCCAGTTGTATTATGGTCTATAAAAGCACCACCACTAGGTTTAAATCTAATATTGTTTTCAGCAAAGATAGAATCATTTGTACCTACTAGAACTTGTGTACTAGCATCTAATGTACCTGTAACGTTTATACCTGAACTTGTTGTAGCTAATTTTGCTGAGTTGTTGTGATAAAGAGTTACTGCACCTCCTGATGCTGCAACAATCATATCACCATTATCGCCTTGATTTTGTATTTTTACATTTGAAGAACCTAATATTTTTAAATCGCCTG